CGCCTGGCATTCCTAAACCAGAAACTGTACTCTTTCCTGCGGATGATAAGTTTCCAGCATCTAAATCAACCTTGGCATTAAGCTGTGCTGTTGTAATTCCTGCCGTTTGTTGTATGGCAGATTGTGTGAATTGGCCGACATAGAAATACAGATACATCTGTGTTGCAGGTGGTTGTACTGTTGAGCTTTTGCCATAAATTCCACTAGAACGAGAAGCATCAAAATTTATAGTATTCTGATACCCATATGCCGCAGCATAGTTATTTCCAGCAGCAGCAGCTGAAATGTAGAAAGCGCCACTTCCACTTCCACCACTAGCACCAGTTTGTATGCTTCCAATTGCACCAGTAATGTTTGGAAGTCCTGGCTGTACATATTTGCTAACACTATCTCTTAATCCAGTAAATCCAAATTTAGTTCTTGGAAGCTTAAATTTCTGATTTACGGTATCTATGATATAATACCAAGCAACGCCAGTTGCATTGAACATATCAATAACATACTGTTCGTAAGTAGATGGAACTATTTTATGCCCGTCTGACGCCAATCTATAGGTAACAGAAATTCCACCTATTGTATCAGTAACAACGCTTGCTGGATTGTTATAATCATCAAGCAAGTGCTGATAAGCGTTCGTATATACTGTCCCGTCTTGCCAGCTAAATGTGTCTGCACGCAAATACCGAACATCGTTTATTTCATGGTCTGCCCACAATGGTGTAAGCATAGGAACTTCACTTGTAAACGGCTTTATTTCCCAATAGCTTGTATCACTAATAGCATTATTTAAATTGTTATCTTGTTTTGATTCGAAAATTGTCCAAGAACCATCGCTGAACGCTTTTACCCAGTCTCCTTCAGAGTATATAACATCAGCTCTCCAGTTGGGGATGCCTTGGTGGAAATTTGTTGATGTGTTCGTAATAACCCACTTTGACGTGTCCGTGACGGCATTTCCTGTGTTATTGTCGACTAGTGATGAATATAAAATAAAACTACCGTCTCCTTGTATAGCTTTGACCATGCTTCCTTTATAATAAGTAGTACTAGCATCCCACTCGGAAATACCCTCTTGCATTGTATAAGCTATCTGGCGAGAAAACAAGTATTGAAGAGCTTGAAATTCCTCTAATGGCGGCAATTCGTCTGCAGAATAGGTGGCATCATTCCAGCCATTTTCATACGCAGTCCTTCCTTGAATTGCATCTGGGTCTGAAGACAATGTCGGGTCATTAGCTTGTAAAGAACCAAACACACCATTATTGCTTGCGCTCTCTGCAAATATTTTTTGTTGTTTTCTTGTAATTCTAGGCATATCTTACTCCTTTTTATCTTTCAATTTCTTCTATCTTGTCGTAATTCAATGTTTCGCCTTCTTTGTCAGGATTATTATAATCCTTAAATCCAGTTTTGTAAAATGCGTATTGATTTTGATAATTAACAAACCCAAAGAACTTCTTGTCTTGAATAACGATTCTGTTGGCTTCAACGCCTAATGGGGTCGGCAAGCAACGTTGTTGTATTGCCGCCTCTACAACTCTTTGAGCGTTTGTTGAAACAAAGAATGTCATTTCCATATTTCCCGAAGACGTTGCACGAACTGTTGTGCCAAAAAAGTCATACAGGGCTTGGTCAATGTCATAATGAGATGCGGTACTGGTGTTGGATATTGCTTTAAACTTTAAAAGCATTCTATACTCATCGTCATCTAAACGAATCTGTTCTCCGTTTGTATTGTAATACCAACGATTCGCACCAATATATTTACCAAGTACGTCTAACATAACTCCAGTGGCTGTGTCCAAATCGAAAGCATCTCTTACTTGTAAAATTAAATCTAATGGAAACATTTTTGACAATGCTTTAATCGTAGCAGTCGCCTTTGGTTTGTGCGAATACTGAATTATCAATAATCCTGCAAGATAATCGGCGTAGTCAAATGTATCTGCCATTACGACTCTCCTTCAATCGTTATATCAACATCTGTTGGAGCTAGCTTTATAGCAACAACTGGAGCAATATATTCCACCCAATTTACTTGGTCTGTACTAATCAAAACATTTGTTGCATAACCATTACCACCGTTTGCATCAATTGCTGCTTGAGCAAGACCGGTAAGGGACGCCGTTTCTGCTCCTTGACCAATTTTAAACGCTTCTGTTTCTAGTACATAATCTTTTATTGATGCAACATCAAACTGAACAGACGGATTTGTTGGTTGTATAGTAAATTTTATATACAGAGGAACAACATTTGGCTCATCCCACCTAGCAATAAACTGTTGGTTTGAAATTGTAATAATCTCATGTTCTATTGTGCCACGCATATTACAACCATAAGATTTTTTTCTGTAAATTGCATCAGCAATATCTGAAGAAGAACCACCTTCGACTACTAGCCACATACAATGGGCAGGAGTTCCATTGGCATCAGTAACGTTTGTGTAGTTTTCATACAAAGCTGCGTCAGTCACGCCTTCTAGTTGTAGCACCGTTGCCAACAGCCCATTTAGGTATCCACTTGAACCAATAGAAACAGACTGTCTTCTACGAATCTTTAAATCGTAGTCGCTTTCTTCGTCTTCACCGATATTTGTCGGAACAACAGGATTGTTTACAGAAACAACGCCAAGAACAACAGTAACTGGAATTGTAATTGTATTTATGCTTGTTTGCACGTTCCCAATTTCTTTTGCTCTAAATAATACACGAGTTGTTCCACTAGTAAGCTGCTGTGTAGAAACAAGCAAAAACTGATTTCCTACGTTATCTTGAATTGTATAAGCCGTTGCATTCGGGTCATTAAAATTATCGTCAAGTCCTTGCAAAACAACGGTTCTGTCAACTGTTATATCAATCGGAACCTCTGTCCATGTCGCGCCCTTTCTAAATACATTATTAATTGCACAACGCGCATCAAGAATACGACCTGAACAGTTATCGGGGTCAAACGAATTATAAATTTGTGTTAACAGCTCACGAATATCAACGCCAGCTTGTGCAAAAATATTTAAAAGCTGACCATCTGGGCTTGATTGGTCTAAGTTAACATCCGTACCATAAATGTCTTGGAAGTCACTAACAAGCTGATTCAATAGCTCATTAACGGTTGAAACCTGAAGACCATTATCATTTAAAACATCTGTCATATTTTCACCTCTATTGTTTCTCCATATATGGTTTTAAATCTAATTGTGGCTGTATAAACTCTATCGACAACCTCGCTGTCAAAAAATGTTAATTCGGTTATTTCTGGTTCTGTTTGAATAATTTCTTTAATTGACGTATCTGCCTGTTCTTTGCTCGTTTTTGAGCCTAAAATATTTTTCCAATCTATCCCAGCGTCCATCTCGAAAAAACAATCTTTAAACCAAGAAAGAATTTTCATCTTTACAGTATAAGCAACCCCAAGAGCGTTATCTGCATAACACTGCAAACTCTTACCAAATCTCCAATCCCAATTGTTGTCTGTTGCTCTCGTCTTCATTATGCAATACTCGTAACAATTCCATTGACCACGGTTACAGTTTTGTTGTCAGCCGACAAAAAGGAACCACTTGCCGCCGTTGTGGCGTTTAACGTTGCCGCCGTTAGGTCTCCTGTAACGCTAACATTGGCTTTTGCTGTGACATCCTGTTCCACCTCTAAAGTTCCAGTGTTTTTGGTGTCACCATTCAGCTTGATATTTGCCGCATTTAGGGTAATATTGTCACCATTTTCGGTTATATCTTTGCTGTTTAGGTTTATTGTGTCGCTGTTGACATCAATCTGCGTCCCAATAATTATATTTGATTCTGGTGAATATTGCAAACGGAGGTAGTCAGAATATTCTTGTATGGAATTTGGAGTTGCGTTTACTCCAACAATTGCAATGGCATCAGAAATATCATGTTTTCTCGGAACGATTGATGTTTTTTTCTTTCCACTAACCCACCATGCATCTATCATATAATCGCAAAATAACAAAACACATTGGTCTCCTGCGCTTATTGGATGACTAATATAAGTTCCTCCTCCACCCATAATAACAACAGGAACCTTTTCTAATGTTGGATACTCTAAAGAAAAATCATTTGGCATATATATATTGTAATTTTCATCTTGAATATGCAAAATACGAACGGAACAAGTTTGGTCTGTTTTGTCAAAAGAAACTATCTCGCCAATTTTAATACAGTTTAACGATATTTTAATAGAATTTGTAAGCTTTTCTAACACTTGTGTTAGAGATTTATTAGTATTAACGTCCTTAAGTGTTGTCATTATATTTTGCCTTTCAATAAATTAGAGAATTGTGCGCTTGCTTCAGACAAAGAAGTAGAAAATCTTCCAAAAATATTCAGACCCGTCCAAAGTTGAACCGTAGTTATACACTGACCGGAAGCAGCTAAACCAATAGTACCACTATGAGAAACGCCCCAAACCTTATATTGCCCATCAAACTCTGGCGCTATTTTAGATTTGATTTCAAGCCCTTGTCCGACTTTTATTCTTGGTTCGAATATACATTTAATGGTAAGGGTTACTTGTTCTCTTTCTGGCGTTCCAAGCAAGCCAGTTTCGTCATCTATAACTCTAATATCTCCGTCTATTGTTGTATTTTCGTCAATCGATATAATTTTTTCATTATCTATAAATGCTTTCCCTTTTGTGTATGTTTGAAGAACAGCCATCTCATTTCCAACAAGCGCAACTGGTCTTGGTATAGAAATAGCCTCTGGCTGGATTATTGCAGAATCGAGAGCTGTTATTTTAGAAATTACCTCTTTTGCAACTTCTGTCGTTAATTGACCACTTTCTGTAGAAGAACTAATATAAGAGTCTAAGACAAACATACCAGATTGTGCCTCTATGGTTGTTATGACGTCCACACCATCTCTTCTTGTCCTACACGTTACCACACGTCCCTTATAGATTAAATCAAACTTTCCGTTTTGGTATCCAGCTTCAAGAGTAACTTGTTGTATATTTTTAAAGTCAAAATAATCTAAAAAAATTTTTGAACGAGTTTTGGGCTGTAAATTATATATTTCTATTGTAGCACAACTATCTCCCATCATTGGCATTCTTTTAACATTAAAACGAATCGTCAGAGGGTCCCTTATAATTGTAGAAGGCCCTCGTTTTTTCCCTTCATGTGTAATCGGAGTAATAGTTAAAATATATTTCCGGTTATAGGCCATTAAGATACTCCGTTGTCTCTTTTTTCTCTTCGGAATCTAACATTGCTAAGAAAGCATATCCAGACTCCCAATCTTCTTGTCTATATGGGTCAACACCATTATCTGTTGTAATACTTATTCCATAATCAATTTCGCTGTGCCACTTATCTAATATGTTTGGATGACAACAAGCATACAAGCCATTAACTTCAAAGCCATTTTCATCCTTAACATCTATAAGCCACCTTCTTTGTGTTGGCAAAAAACGAAGGGTTATTGTCGTTTTGGTTCCATCTTCCAAGATATATGAAACCTCTTGATATGCATCAGAATCTAAAACAGTAAGTCTTTGCATTTTAATCCTCCCATGCCGGCAAAGAATACCCCGGTATATATGTTTTTGGTTTGCATTCGGTTGTGCTTAATGTAACACCAGTCGTTGTACCCTTATTTTGTTTTGTTGCCTGTTGAGCGGATTTCCTTCCTTGTAGTTTTTTTGAATCTACTTTTGCTCTTTTCTCAATAACAGTTTTAAATTCTTTGAAGGATATTTTAATTGTAGATTTATCAACCGTTCTATCTGGCTGCGTAAATTCTATACTTTGAATAACATAATTTTTAAGCTTTCCATAAGGGCTTCGAATATCTATTGGAACTCTTCGTTGCCAAAGACTCATTAAATACTTATAGCTCTTTTTTTGTTCGGTATCAACGTCATCGTCACTAAGAAGCCCCCATATACGATTTGCAAAATTATCAAGGCTGTCAACAACACCCATTATTTTGAGCGCTTTTTCTTGAATGGCTGATGCTTGTTTCGAAACTGGAGGTAAAAATGTAACTATTGGTCTTAATTTTTGTTCAACAGCAGAAATAACACTATTTTCTCCGTCCTTTTTAAACCAAGTAAGCTCTCCAACCTCTCCAGATATTGTAA